AGAACGTGTGTCGCAATCCAGCGATAAACCATTCCGGGTTCAGGTGTCGGGTCGGGCAGTGCGCTCGCAGGTGTATACACGTAGCGAGTAGTTTTTTCGCGTGCCTCAAGTGCACGGGGGTTCCGGTTAGTTGTTTCAGCCATTCGATCTCTCCAGTTTTGCTACTTCAGCAGCATATTGCTGCGGGGTTAATCCGTACTTTTTCGCCAACGCGGCTTGCGTAGGTGTAAGTTGAATTTTTCTTGCTCCAGTCGAACGAGTCGCTGGCGCAACAACCGAGGTAGGTCGTCGGGAGCCATCGCCGGATTTCGGCCTGTCTTCAGTCCCACCGAAAACTTCAGGGAACGTGGACTTCATGCGAGCATCAATGCGCTCGAAATAATCATCAGAGCGGGGATCAACCCCGGAGTTGACTAGTTTTTGGTGCAGCCCTAGTGCAAAGCTGGTGACTTCCTCGTACCCCGGTGAACCGAACCACTGGTTTTTTGCCTGCCAGCGAGCAGTCTTTTCGTCCAGTTCTTGACGGGGTGCTTGGTTTTGTTGTGTTTGTACATCACTTTCATCAACCTGTAAAGGGGTTGGCCTGAAATTTTTTGCTGCCTGTACTTTCATCTTGGCATCCATCAGCGCATCTTGTGCTGCGATGACGGCGTCAGTGTCAAAAGCCTCTGTCGCTTCCTTGAGCTGACGCTTGGCTTTCTCGACCTCGGTCTCGGCCAGTGACAACTGGGACGCAGCGTACTGCTCGGTGCCAGTGTTAACGTACTGCTTGAGACGGTTGTTCTCTGAGACCATGTGCTGGGCAAGGCGCTCGAGCTCCTGCTTCTCACGTATCAGTGCTTCTTTAGCCCGGCGCTCGTCGTGACGTGCATGGGTCAACTCTTTGATGCGCTTTTTAACGCCGTCAGAGTACGACTCAATCTCTTCGTCAGTAGGGTCAGCTACTTCACGATCCAGCGGCTTGCGGCCACGGTCTTTCTCAGGGGTGTCGTCAACGATTTCAACTTCGACATCGTTGTCGGTAGAGACTTCTAGCTCGACGTTTTTATCGTCGTCCAGTTCGTCCGGGAACTTGTATTCACTCATTTCTGCTCCTTATGCGCGGGTATAACCGCGGGGGTCTTGCACAACACATTCAATTTGGTCGTCGTTCAGTACTCTGAACTCCTTGCCAAACACCTTGAAACGCGTACCTGTGTAGGTGCGCACGAGAACAAAGTCCCCCTCTTTGCACCAAGCGCCTGAAGGGAACTTGGCAGGGTCTTTGTAAGCGTCTGGTCCGACCCGCATAACGAACAATACCGTGGTGGCATGTTCTTCCGCACGCATGGTCGCAGCATCTCGAATTAAATCGAGACTTGTGCCAGCGATTTTTTCATCGACCTCTGGCACGATGCACAGCAGCTTGTATCCCGTAGGGATAGGTAGCGCTGAGGCTTTGGTTTCGCTATCCGCTTCGGCCTCGGGGGCTTCAAGCGGTTGGATGTGTTTGGGCAGTGTGATGCCCGGAGGCAGAATGATTTCACTCATCTGATTGCTCTACTTTCTGTGCAAGGTCAATTAAATAACGCTCTGCAAGGGCTAGACCCTGAATAATCCCGCAGAGTTTTTGGTAATCGTCAAAAGAGCGACACGCCCCACCCGCCAAGTCATCGGCGTAGTTGTTCATGTCGGTGCGTAATTTTTCGCGCAATACGCTTGCGAAGTCGGAGATCATTGGTTACCGGGACCTTTCCTTTGGTTTTGGGTAGCAGCCTGTTGTCTGCTTCTTGCGATGTCAATACCCATACGGGCACCGTCACGTTCTTGGTCAGCCTCAAGCTTGTCGGCCTTGTAGGCAGCGTCAACCTGTAGTTGCTTTTCCTTAAGCTCCAGCTCATCAGCTTTGGTAGCGGCATCAACCTGCAGTTGCTTTTCCTTGAGTGCCATCTCTTGTGCAGCGCGTTGCTGGTCAGCCTGAACCTTTTGCTGTTTGATCTGCAACTCGCCTTGTCTGATCTGCAACTCTTGCTGTTGCATTTGTACAACAGGATCTTGTTGTTGCTGCTGGGCTTGTTGCTGAGCGGCTTGCGCTTGGTTTTGCTGCAACACTTGCTGCGCGGCTTGAGCCATCATGCCGGACAGGGCGATCTCGATCTGCGGCGGCAACTGCTCGTCTTCGGGCGGCAGAGGCATACCCAACTGCTGCTCAATTTTTTGGCGGTAACCAAAGCCAACGTGCTCGGCAATGTGTGCCTGCATCGCCGCCATGATCTGCGGAGCTCTGGGGTTTTGGCCAATCAACTGAGCAATGATTGGGTCTTGCATGGCAGACATGTGCACTTGGATATGTGCCTGATGGTCTTGATACTGGAACGCCTTGACTGGTTTACCTTTCAGCACGTTCATGTTCTCAGACACAGGGTTGGTTGGCTTTTGGTCTTCCTCTAGCGGCACAAGCTTGTCTGCGTTCTTGATGCCCAGCACCTCAAGCATGCCTCGGTGCAGTTTGGGTAAGTCGTAGATGTCAGGCGCGGACTGCGCCAACTGGATCACCGCTTGGTACTGCACAACACGCTGGGAGAGGGTTGCCGCGTTGGGGTCGCTCACGGGCAGGATGTCCACGTGACGGTAGTCGCTCTTCTTAGCGCGGGGTCCTTGCTCGCCGTCCGGCTCGTATGTGTACTTGTCGTCTGTGTAGTCGCGGATGATGACAGCCAAAAGCTGGAGCTCTTGCTTCAAAGCAAAGTGCACACGGGCCTGAACAGCCGTCATGACTTTGAGCTGGCGCTCAAGCAGAGCAAGTGTGGAGCCCACAGGTGCGTTGGCACCCATGTCGCTGACTTTCATGTCCGCTGTTGCAGCAAACCGGCGGCCTTCTTCAACGACTGTGTTGAGCAACTGATACAGCGTCTGTGATGGGTCTTTGTATGGCAGCGGCAAGATGTTGTCGCGGATCGTGCCCGAGCCAACGTCCACGTCACGGAACTCACCCGGAGCGATCGGCGTATCGTCGCCCTTGATACGCAGACCACGGGACTTCAAACCACCGGGCAAATTAGACAACGTACCAGCATCAATCAACTGACGCATGAGGGACGTTGCAGAATTGGCAAACCCACCGATCAAGTGGAACAGACCGAAGCCATATGCGCCAAAGCCGGGGATGTACTGGTAGTGCACGAAATGCTGGCGCTTTAAGTGAAGGCTGTCGTCCTCGTTCCAGTTGCGGCGAATGGCCAGCACTGTGTTTGATCCTCTGATGTACGTAACTACGTACGGCAGCGCGATTCCGACAGGCTCGTCGTCTTCATCTTTTTCACACAGGGGATCTTCCTTGAGCACCAAGTCCACGTGGCTCTCGCACAACGTGAAGCGCTCATCGTTCAGATCAGCAAAACCTGTCTCTTTATCCTTGGCCTTGTTGATATCGTCAATCGCCTTGTCAGGAGAGCCGATGTCTACATCGCAGTAGAACCCCGCCTGCTGGAGCTTGATGATCTCATTCTCGGTCTTGCGCATAATGTGCGTGACGCGGTAGCAAGTCTGAATGTCTGAAGTGCCGTAAGGCAGCAGGATGTCTTCGGCAGGGATAAACACCGATGTCTGACGCCCAAAGTTGGGATCGAAATACACCTTCTTGAATGCTGAACCCGTAGCAGGCAAGCTCCACAACATGCGCTCATGCTCTGGACGGAACTCCTGCATGACTTCCGTGAGCTGAAAATTCATGTCATCTTGCACACGCATGGCAGCGTCTTTTTTCTCAGGCGTTTCTTTACCAATGATCTTGGTACGCACTGGCCCCATGGCTGGGAAAGTCTCGGTAATGGTCTCTGACTGGAACCTAACAACCGCTTCGGTAATCATCGGGTGGAACACGCCAGACGCTCCGTCCCATGGTTCTGTGCGCTCTTCAATCTGCAGGCCCAAGAGTTTCAAGCCCGTGACGTAGGCTTTCTCCCACTCTTTGCGTGAGTTGCGGTCGTTCTCAATGTCTGCGACCAGCTCATCAATCATCAAAGCCAAAACACTTTCGTCTATGAACTCAGCCAAGTTGGCATCAAAGTCGTCGATGCTAGGCTCGCCCTTCTCAATGCTGATCTCCATATCACCCATGTCAATATTGACCGCCTCCGGGTCAATGATCTCAATCTCGATTGGCTCTTCCATCGCGCCTGCGGCTTCGATGCCTGTGGGTTGCTGAAAGAGTGCTTTGTCAATGTTCGTTGCCATTTGTGTTCCTAGTAGTAAGCCGCCCTGCGGCGCATGAATGTGCGGTCTTCCTGCTCGTCTGAGTCAAGGGGTATAAACCCGCCTCGGCGAAAGCGTAACAGTGCTTGCGATGTGGTGTCAACGTAGTCGTCGTTCTCTCCGTTGGGAAAAGACGCAACCTCCTCAATCACCTCACGAGCCCAGCGCGTGTCCGGTGCCCAGACCACGCCAGAGGCAAAAAGGTCCGACACGGCGTTGAGCCGTACTATTTTATCGTTACCTCTGCTGGGGCTAAATTCTTCAACCGGTATGCCTACGGCTCGCAGCTCTTGGATCAGCGGCGCACCAGCGGCCTTCTTCTCCACGATGAACGCATCCGGCGTCCACTCTTTGTAGTGCTTAAGCGCAATAGCCTTTAACTCTGGGAACGCCATCCGGTCCTTGAACGCATCGAGCAAGATCACCTGCGCCTGATCGCGCTCTTCCTCGTTGTAGAACACGCCCCATGTTGTGCACGCAGAATAGTCGGCTGTGTTGGTTGTCTCAAACGCCGTGTCCCAACTCTGGATGACGTAGTCACACCGTGGCGGGTCATCAGGCTCCCACACACGCCAAGACTTGCGCGAGATGATCGCCGCACTATTGCTGGTGGGCTGCTGCATGTACTGCGCGTTCCAATACTGCGGGTCAATACTGGCTTTAGTCGCCTTAAGGGTGGCCAGCGGCCACTGCTCTGGCCAAAGAGACTTCTCGTTCTCCTCGTCCTCGTTCAAAATGGCTGGCAGCTCAACGATTTCCCACGGCTCAGCCTCAGGATTCTTGGCTTGGTAGTCAATCAAACGCCCAGTTAAGTCCAACTTGCCCCAGCGTGTCATCACAATAATGATCGCACCACCCGGCATCAAGCGTTGTAGCGGTCCCGTCTGAAACCACGACCATGCGGTATCAAAAGCCAGCCTAGAGTTTGATTTAACGTCTTGCTCGGAATGAGGATCATCAATAACGAACAAATCAGCACCACGACCAGCAAGAGCGCCGCCGACACCAGCAGCATAGTACTGACCGCCAGCACTTGTAGACCACTTACCAGCAGCCTTTTGGTCGTCAGCAACCAGAGTTTGGGGGAAAACTTCACGGTACTCCTCCGAATCAATCAAATTACGCACCCGACGACCAAAGTCTTCCGACAGACCCGCAGTGTGCGTGCCCATGATGATCTTCTTATTAGGGTATTTACCTAGAAAGTACGCAGGGAACAGGTAGCTGGAGAATTCCGATTTACCCATACGCGGCGCGATGTTGATAATCACGCGCTTTTTCTTGCCTTCGACCACATCTGTGAAGATTTTTGTCAGTTTCCTGTGGTGCGGACCAATCTTAAACCCCGGATATACGCTCTCTGCGAACCCCAGCATGTTGGTTTTGGCCGCTTGCAGCTTGGCGCGGCGCTCACGAACATCTAAATCATCAAGCAGTTCAAGCTTGTCATGCAGCGCCATGTGCGGGAGCACTTTTTTAATCGCTTCGAGCTCCATCCTGCTGATGGATGTGAACTGTTCAATGTTCATCTGGCCCATCATTCTTCTGTGCTGGGCTATCGTCTGGACGCTCGGAAACGTCCACCACGTCTATCACTCCCATGAACTTGGCCAGCTTATCTTTGATGCGTTGCTCAACTTCAGCATCCGTCATCTCCGTCTTCTTAATCTCAATTTGCTCAGTAAACAGGCCCACTTCCGTGACCTTGCCTAGCGCGATCAAGGCTTTTAAACGAACATTGGCGTTGGAAGATTTTGTTTCTTCCAGTATTTTTGCAACTGTGTAGCCGCGCAATTGCTGCGCCATCTCAATAAATTCCCAGTCGTAGGCGGCCAACATTCCTGTCAGATGCCTTACAGCTGCGGGAGACTTCAGTTCCGCAAGACTGGCTTTTTGTTCAGTGGTGTCGGCGTTGGTTGTCAGGGATCCAAACGCTTTTCGCGCTGCCTCTGTTTGATGTTGGTCCGCTACAACAGAGTCGTCATCAACGCCTAACTCTGCTAACCATTGCTCCGTGGCAACTTGCGCAGACAGCAACGCTTCTGGCTCCGCGTCGTCCAGCTTTACAAAATTTTCCCGAGAAGTGACTTCGGGTTCAAAATGCACCAAGTGATCTAACATGCGTAGGAGTCCTTTTCGGTTGCTTCCTCGTTGGCGGGAGTGTACACTCCTTTTCGGCAAGTGTGCAAGCATTTGCTTCTCCTCGATGGTTCAGTTGCCATCTTTGCCCCACTAGTTCGCGCTGGTGGGGTTTTTTTTCGTCCCTCGGTTTTTCCAAATTTTTATAAAATTTTATGGGAGTACTGTAGTTTTGTACAGTGGGGGTACTTCGGATTTTTTAAAATTAGATTTGCGGCTGCGGAACAGTGTTCACACCATGACGGCACAGCTCGGCCCAAAAGGGGACATGGGGGTATGGTGGGGTTCGGCTATGGGGAATTCTCCCTGCTGTCAAGGGTATTCTGAAAGCTGTTGTGGTATACTAGATGCATCGGTTGGGGATTGCCTAGCCGATTCGGTTTGCCTCGCCCGTCTGCGAGGCTTTTTCTTTTGGAGATTCAATCATGACTAAGTCATTCAATCGTGTTGCTGTGTTCGCTGTGTTCAATGATGCGGACAACGAGTCCGCCAGTTTTGCCGAGCAGTTGCTTGCGCTTGGCATCGGGTCACGTGCAGACGCTAGGCCACTTGCAATGGAGTGGGCATCTAAGAAGTACAACGTGGCAATCAAAGAGGGACAGCGCGGGATGACGTTTGTGAAGCGCGACACAGACGCAGAGAAAGCAATGAACCGCGTGCTTCAAGTGTGCTACCCAAGCGCGGACAAACCCAAGTCTGGTAAACAGACAGCCAACAAGGTTGACGCTGTTGACGCGGTGCTCAAGAAGTACCAAGCACTCACCGCAAGTGAGAAGCGCCGCTTCTTGAAGTCGATCTGACGGACAAGTTGTCCGTGAGTTTTTCGTAGACGCAAGAGAGCGAGCCCCTTGCGTTGTTCCTTTTAATGTCCAACTGGAGTATTCATCATGAGCAAATCATCTAAGAACAAACACTACGCTTTAAGCCAACTCAAAGAGTTGAGGGAACACTTTGTTTCCATGCGCGACCAATGGGAGAAAGACCCCCGCGCAGTCATGCAACGTAAGGCACAGCTACGGGCGCAACTCGCGCAGGAATCCATGCAGGAGTGGGAATCCATCAAGCGGGAATCCAAGCAACTGCGCCTCCTCTAACTCGCGGACAAAGTGTCCGCAACTATCTCTCCACAACGTATTGTGGAGAAGTGAGGTAAAAGTGTTGTTTTTTCGCACATACCCACCACTTGACACAACTGGACACACACACGGGCATCGCGTAACCCGCATGGATACTAGCGATTGCGATGTCCACGTCCACAATACCTATATATAAATACATTTTTCATTTAGATATATATATCTGTATGTTAGTGGGTGTGTCTTTTTGTTCTTGTTTTCAAGTTAGCCTTAGTGTTCTTGAAAAATGGTGGGTATTGTGGTCAACTACCAGTCAACCCCTGTGTTCATGCGCCTTTCAGGTGGTCATAATTTTTTGGACCACCTTGGAGAATGGTGGGCCAGTTCCAAAACCAAGTGGGCCAGTTAGCCCCAATCTATAAGGCTTTAGTATGCAAATCAAAACGTGCGCTAAATGTGGAGAGTCGCACCCTCTCAATCAATTCACGTACCTCGCTACGTATGCACAGTCAAAAGCATGGGGCAGAGCAGGCAACGTGCGTATGTCGCTCGAGTCCAAAAACTGCAAAGCCTGCCGTCCCAAGCGCAAACCAACGAGCAAGCTGACCAAGAAAGACCTGCACAACAAGGTGCAGACAGGCGACCTCAACGCCTACCTCGCACAAAACCTGCTCATCATCAAGCAACGCACAGCGCACAACAAGCAGGGCATGGCATCCCGCAAGCGATGGCTCAAGGTGTGGAAGGCAGAGTTAGCCGAGGCACTCAAGCCCATCACCAAAGAGATAGTCAGCGCAAGGAACGCCCATCTGTACGCCAAGGACAAGGGCTACGTCGACAAGGCAGAGTTCTACTTTAGATACCACGCGATTCTCAAGCACGAGAAAGCTCACATTGAACTGAGCTACGCCACAAACCCGCGCCGACCACACAGCGCAAGGTGGGCTGACTACCTAGCCGACAACGTGTTCACCATAGTGCGCGAGATGTGGGCGGCACTACCGCCTGTATACAAACACAGCAGGATACCTCTGCTGATAGCGTACCGCGATGCGTTCACGCAGGTGAACAAAGACAGCAAGTTCGTACCGCCAAGATCATTGGCATATTTAAAAGGAGAAAGCAAATGAGATATGAAACACTAATGGAAGCCCAACTGGGTGCGTTCCCCGACAGCATCGTGCTATCCGATGACGAGATGTACTACGCCCTGCGAGCAACAGTTCCCGACTGGCTTGTCGATCACCAGATAGAGAATTGGGATAAGTTCAGCGCCCACTATGAGATGGGCGTGTTCACAGACTGGTACTACTACGAGTGGAAGCAGAAAGAAACTGAGATGGCACGAGCGCAATGGGCTCGCAGTGCGTTCTTGTACAAGTCACAACACCCACAAGGATTCTTTTATGCGTGCGGCAAACGCCCCGATGGTACGTACAGATACGTAGGCTACCGATTCGGGCTAGAGGACTGCGAGTATGCATCAGGCTTTATAGGTATGGAATACAAACCACAAGGAGAGAAGTAATGCTAACTGGATGGGAAAAACTTGAACGCGTCGTGGTGGTGCTAGCCATCATTGTCTTAATACTGGACTTGTTCTACTGGAGAGGAGGGTAACTACGAGAGAACGGTCATTCTTGCTTCTGTGGCATCCCGCCACGTTTTTAACTCGCGGACAAACTGTCCGCAACTTTTTGGAGATTTATCATGGAACAAACTAATCAAACCACACAACCCGCTCAAACCTTTGAGCAACCTACTCAACCATCAATGCCAACAACGGCGCTGATGACCACGCTCATGGCGCTCGTTGAGAACTACATCAAAGACATTGTGTCCGCGCAAGTCAACGAGATACTGCTCAATCACTCTACCCTGCGACTCATGGACAACGGCTTCGAGAACAAGATACGCGAGATAGCTCAAGAGGTTGTCGATGACGCGATCAGTACGCACAACGATGACGAGTACCACATCAGTGAGTCAGACATAGACGACACAGTAAGTACGGCGATCAATGACTTCGACTTCGACGACAAGATCAACGAGGCAGTCAACGATGCGATCAACGACTTCGACTTCACAGATGTCATCACAGCGTCCATCAAGGACAACATCACGTTCTCTGTAACAGTAGACTAATGGAGGCAACATGGAAACAACAACGGAAACCTTTTCGTTCGATGAACTCACCAATTATGGCAAGCAACACGCCATACAAGAGTACGGCCAACCGCCTGACGATTGGCACGAAGACATCTACGCACGAGCTATGGAGGAGGGCCCCGCAAGGGGTTTTCATCTAGCAGAGATTCAGTTCAATGGCTTTCACTCACAAGGTGATGGCGCGTCATGGACTGGGCATGTGTGGCTACCTGACTTTATTGAGTACCACAGCAAACCAGAGGACGCTGACTACGCACAGCACGTTGTGTTGCGTGAACTAATAAAAGATGGTTGGTGTGAGGAAAGCGTGACCATCAGTAGGAATGGCTTTTACTACAACCACAGCGGCACGATGCGTAGCTCGGGTGTGGACGATCGTCTTTACTACGCAGACGAGAACTCAGTCATGGACAGAGGTATCTTGGAGGGCGCGAACGTGCGAGAGTTAGCCAAGTCCATCGACTACGAGTATCTGCTCAACCAACTCGACGAGTGGTTACTAGGCAAGGCGCAAGCTTATGCCGATGACATATTCAAACAACTACGCGAGGACTACGACGCGTACACAGAAGAACAGTACTTCAAAGAACTGTGCGACATCAACGGGTGGCGCTTCGATCAACGCGGTAATTTAATAGAGGAGTAAATCATGGGATACAGATCAGACGTAGCGTATGTCATCAAGTTCGATGACATTGAGACACGCGACAACTTCGTAACGCTTATGCTTGCGAAGAACGACAAGTGGATAACACAAGCGCTCGATGAGTGCGAGTACCGCTATGAGGAAGACCCAGTCATCACGTTCGAGGCGGATAGTGTGAAGTGGTACGACAGCTTCGATGATGTGAAAGCGCATCGTGCATTGATGCACAGTGCAGTAGAAATTTATAAAGAGAAAGGAGGCAGGTACAGGTTCGTCAGCGTAGGTGAGGATGGCGCTGAGGACTTCGATGAAGACGATGACGATGGTGATTTGTATGACTACATCACAACAAGACACGAGGTACAAACGTACTTCCCATTAATCACAGTAACAATACAGGAGTAAACATCATGGCATATGTATGCAGAAATTATGAAGAAGCGCTAGGCACATTCGCATTTCGCGGTGCAGTACGTAGTAAAGCGTGGCAACCCAACGAGCGACCGCTTGACCCCAAGCCACGCGTAGAACACAAGCTCATCGAGGGCAGTAACGAGTATGGCAAGTACTTCGACGTCAAGCTGTATCAGACTGTGATGGCGCGGTTCTACGAGCCCAAAGTAGAGAACGGCAAACGCGTTGAGCGTAGGCTGTACATGGGCCACTCATCACAGACCAGTCAGCAGTTCATGCGTCACACGCTGTGTGTTGACCTTGGTTTGAACATCAAGTGGACAGCAGAGCATAGAGAGGAGCAGACTGTCTGGCCGATCTACACCAAAGCATTCATGTACGATGGTGATAACGATACGCCATTCAGTCTTGACGCTGTGTATGTCGATGGCGTGTTGGATACTGTGCAGTCTGAGCACACCAAGCACTACCGACTAGTCGCGGACACCGATGTCCGCAAGTTCAAGCAACGTGTTGCCGCACACTTCGAGCCCTACATCATGCTTGCACAGATGCGTATGCCAGAGTTCAAAGAGATGTGCGACATCGACCATCGCCTCGGTCGCAAGTTCGGTGGTGAGGGATTCAATCGTGCCTACTACATGGCGATGCAGGAATTGTGGGAGTCGCCCGAGCCACGGCAACAAGACATCGACGTGTTCTTTGCGATGTGTCAGAAAGCCTACGACATCATTGCGTCCAAGCGCGGTATGGAACAACCTGACTTCCGCGTCAGCGGTACATGGTGGAGTAGATCGCAAAGCCCCAAGCAAGATAGCACAGTCGACGACTTAGCCAAGCCCATTGAGATGGCTGAGTTCAGGCGTGCCATCCTTGACAGGATACACAAATACGTTGGTAGCAACTCGCTTAAGAAACCAGAGGAGGTGAAACAATTCCCTAAGTATTCTGAATACCCACGCTCTAACATTCACACCTGATACACATCAGGGTTTCCGATAGGTTGTCAAGTCTTTGACAACCTATGCTATAATTTCTTTAAACAAAACAGGAGAAGCACTATGAGCTATGAGAAGATGACTCTCAATCAGAGAGTACAAGCCGCCAACATTGACTGTATGCGGCACCCTAAGTTCGCCTTGCTGTCAGGCGTCATCATGCTAGGTAAGAGCGAGGTGTCCGACAAGATACCAACAGCCGCTACCAACGGGCGTGACAAGAAGTATGGCGCTGAGTTCATCAAGCCACTCAACCGCAAGCAGATGCGCTACTTAGTTCTGCACGAGAACTTTCACGTAGCCCTCAAGCATTGCATCTTGTTCAAGCAGTACACACGCAAGATGCCTAAGCTCACCAACATAGCACACGACTATGTGGTCAACGCATTGATCGAGGAGATGGACCCCGAGTTCAAGTTTGTCGAGCGTCCTACCGAGTCGCTGTGCATTGACCGCAAGTACTTCGGTTGGTCATTCCCTCAGGTACTCAATGACCTCATCAAGAGTGGCCGCAAGGAACCTGAGAAGGGTGACAAGGGCGATGGTGATGGCGGTGACTTCGATGAGCCCCTCGATGCACACGAGGATGGTGAGTTCGATGACAACCCAGTCGAGCAAGACAAGCTAGGCAAGCAGATCGACGATGCCAATCGTCAAGGCGAGATACTTGCACGTAAGCTTGCGGGTAAGGAAGGTGGTGGTCGTGACATCTTAGGCACAGCCAAGGAACGCACGACTGATTGGAAGCAAGCATTGCAAGAGTGGATTAGTTCTATCTCTGCGGGCGACGACAACTCACGCTTCTGTCCTCCCAACAAGCGCCTGCTTGCATCGGGCTTCGTTATGCCATCACACTTCACAGAGTCAGTCGGTGAGTTGATTCTCGCTGTCGATACATCAGGCTCTATGTATCCGTACTACCGCTTGTTGTTCGGTGAGATTGCTCGCATCTGCAACATCACTAAGCCTGCGGGTGTGCGTGTGCTGTGGTGGGATACCGCCGTGTGTGGTGACCAATCATTCAAGCCTGCTGACTACGAGCAGATCACATCACTCATGAGTCCCAAGGGTGGTGGCGGCACAACTCCCGATGTTGTCGTTGACTACATCCGCGAACACAAGATCGACGCTAAGGCAATCGTCTGGTTAACAGATGGCTACCTTGGTTGCGATACCCCGAATACCCCAATGCCATCTCTGTGGGGTGTGGTAGAGAACGAGTCCTTCGTTCCTACTCATGGCAAAGTCCTGCGTATTTCTGTTTAATCAATAACCTTTGGAGAAAATTATCATGAATCAATTCTTATCTGCATCTCAAGTTGTTTCCCTCGTTGCCGCTGTCGGTGACAAGCGCACAGTAATTGTGGAGGGCGAGAACGGCATCGGCAAGACTGCCCTCTTCCACGCACTACGCAAGCTACCCAAGTTTGCTGACCACATCGCTGTGCAACCTATTGACTGCACTCAGTTGTCTGACGGCTCTGTGTGGATGCCTGACCTCGATCGTGAGAATGGCGTGTCTCGTGAGTTACCCAACGAGCGCTTCGGTGTCAGCGCGTTCAATCAACTCGGTGTCAACAACTCCAAGCCTATCCTCGTAGGTCTTGATGAGATCGCCAAGGCACCGCAGTTCATCAAGAATGTATTGGCTCCGATCATCTATGAGCGCAGAGTCGGCAACCTAAGCATGCCTGAGGGTAGCGTTGTTGTGTGCTTTACCAATCTATCTGTCGAGGGTCTTGGTGATTCCATTCAGGCTCACCTACGCAATCGTCTTGTGTTCGTCAAGATGCGTAAGCCTAACTGTGATGAGTGGGTCAAGTGGGCTACTGACAATGGCGTCAACCCAATGATTATTGCTTTCGTTAGCAACGAGCCACGCGTTATGCAATCGTTCCTTGACTACGAGAAGGGCGGTATGTTCGAGGGCAAGGACTTGTCCAAGGACAACGGCTTCATCTTCAACCCCAAGTCTATGCAACTTGCATACGCTACACCTCGCTCATTGGTTGCCGCTAGTGACATCCTCGATGCGGGTCTTGGTGTTCTTGATGATGACACTATCGAGGCGGCTCTCGTTGGTACTGTTGGTGCTACTACGGCACAGGCATTGTCATCGTTCATTCGCTTCGGTCGTGAGATCTGCGAGTACTCTCGCGTTATCAAATCACCTGACACAGCGCCGCTGTCTGACAACCCTACGGCGCAGTTGATTCAGGTATTCCAGTTCGTTACTCGCGTAGCGGACAGGGCAGAGGCAGAAGCCATCGTCAAGTACGTATGGCGTATGCGTGCAGAGATGCAGTCGATCTTCTGCAACACAGTAGCAACAAGTCAGCGTGTGGCTTTGTTCGCTACGATCAATGAGTTCGGTCGCATGTTAGCCGAGCACAAAATCTTTTTCTCAACCAAGTAATCACAAGGAGTTCTTATCATGACTACAACTAACACTACACCCCGCCACAACATCGACACATGCGCTATGCTTGTGGAGTTCAACGCTTCTGTGTGGACAGCACGTAAGCTAGACAAGACTACTACCGATGAGGTAGTGGCAAGCAAGAACGCGGGGGCAAAGGATGCCGCCCGTGTGAACAAGCACCTGCTCGCAGGTCGCACCGAGTTGGATGTTATTCAACAAGCGGTCAGTCGTGCGCGTCAATTCGTATACGACAACACAGCGCCTTGGTCTGACTCAGGTCTGCGCCTCTTACCTACTGTCAACTTCATGAAGTTCACCGAGCGCATGAATGACTTCGAGGAAGAGATGGAGGCCATCGTCAAGTCCTTTGTGGCTATCTACCCTACTCTTATCACAGCACAGGCCTTGGCTCTTGGCGATATGTTCAAGAGAGATGACTACCCCACAGCCAATGAGATCATGACCAAGTTCTCATTCCGCGTTAACTACATGCCTGTCCCCTCATCGGGTGACTTCCGTGTGGATGTGGGCAACCAAGCACAGGCAGAACTCAAGGCTCGCCTTGAATCTCTGACACAAGAACGCATCGACTCTGCGATGGCAGATGTGCGCGAGAGACTTAGCACTCACCTCAAACGTATGTCAGACAGACTGACTACTGACTATGTGAATGGTGAAGCTAAGCAAAGGCGTTTCCACGACACGCTTGTCGATGGTGCGCTTGAGTTGTGTGACCTCACCAAGTCATTGAACGTGACGAACGATGTGGCTTTAGAGGAAGCACGTAAGCAGTTGGAACAGCTACTCGTTGGCGTGTCCCCTGCTGATCTGCGTAAGAACGAGGCCATCCGCCAAGACGTCAAGAAGAACGTCGATGCCATCCTCGACAAGTTCAACTTCTAAGGAGAAACAAATGAACACTAAATACCTGACACACGTGCGTAGCTTGTTTGCAACATACGATGCACCGCCCTCTACCATCCGCCGTTACCAACGCCAATGGGTGCAGTCTATCCGTAGGCTTGGTGACAAGTGGTTGCTAGCACATCACGTACAACGATTGGATGCGTGATGCGGTTCCGCCGTCATGCTACACCTAAGAAGTATCTGACTCAGGGGGAGGTAGAGAGTCGTCTGTATGGCGCACCTCTACCTGACCTGCATAAGAGCACACGCCCCCTCAGTGGGGGTGCGTTGGAAGCAAAAGAAATTATCAACAAACTACAAGGCACAAACAGAAAGGGAACGGTCATGCCTGATCTTCAATCAGCACTTCAAAACGCAATCGAATCGTGGGAACCCACCCCCACCAACAAACCAGTTCAACAACCCGAGGAGAAAACCATGTCTAAAAGACCAGCATTTGAAATTAAGAACAACGTCACACGCGTAACATTTGATTACGTGAAACTCCACCCCGGCACTACCGCCGCCGCCGCATGCAGAGACTTAGTAAAGCAGGGCTACAAAGAGTCATCAGTCACAGCACTCATGGCTCAGTTTGTCAGATCAGGTCTGGCCGTGCGAGATAACAACCACGGCTACCGCGCAGTGGTAGATGAGTACATCCCAATGAAAGCCGCGCAGAAGTACACAAAGAAGCCTGCTGTCAAGGCGAAGCCTACGCCCAAGGCATCAACTCCCGCGCCACAGAATTCAGGCATTGCCGCCCTGCAACCCGAAGCTACCGCCAAGCGTGTGACCAATATACTGGTGTTTGGAAAGACTCCAGAAGAAGTTATCAAGAACATGACTGTCTTACAAGCACGCGAGTTGTATGACTTCCTCAAGAAAATCTTTGGAGGTTAAGATGACATGGCCCTTCCCCTCATTCCCAAACCCACAGGACAAGGGCAACCGAGTCCCGAAGTTCAACCCAGAAAACCACGAAGACGCCCCCTTGGTGAAAGCACAGCAAGGCAGACCATTGCCATGATGCGTTCAATAGCAAGCCACAAACCGATTACACCGTTTCACCTAATGGCGGCTGACCAGATGCAGATGTTGTTAGAGGAAGTCTTAGAGTACAGGAGAAAGAAATGATTCAAACAGCAGAAGACGACGAGTTCGACCGCATCGAACACGAGAACGAAATGAAGTCAGGACAGCCGTATCACTACGATGTGTACGTATCACCATCACAACGCAACCAAGTGCTAGAAGAAGTGGCGAAAGAAATCGAGAAGTTCAAAGCATTTGGGCCGGACACGATAGGCAGTTTTTCCGCTTACATCAGGGGTATGAAAACGTGAGTGGATTTGTAAAGCGACAGCTTCAGCTTGGTGATAAACAACCACTACACAAGTACAAATTGTGTAACAAGTGTGAGGAGTTACGCCCCCCTGAGGGGGGCGTACAGATGAATCCCTCCAAGTGGCATTGTGCCGCTTGTTGGACAAGACGAGTAATAGGAAGGAGTCTGATAGATGCCAAGACCAAAACCAATTGAGCCACTTGTTAAGAACATGCAAGTGCGATTGAACGCCAGACACGCACTCATATACAAACAACTAGGCGGCGTGAAGTGGGTGCGTGCGATGCTTGACAAGCATGCGCCCATGCCCAAGAAGTATTACGAAAAGAATTCAGAGGGCTGGCATTTATGATGAAGATAATTTGTGCGAGCCTAGTAGATGCGACCACACTTTGTCGGTAGTAGTTGTTGTCTGCCCTTTGATAAATGACCAACTACTACCACTCCTTACCGCGATACGAGGGGGCGCGGAATCTACTTAACCCCCTCACTTAACTAACTGGAGAAACAACATGAAAAACATTACCGAACTAAACAACCAACTGACCACACTGTACGCCGCTCTCAGAGACGGCACGATTGATGTCAAGACAGCGGCTGAGATGAACAACACAGCAGGTAAGATCATCAACGTGCAAAGAGTACAGCTTGAGTACGCATCTTTGAGAAACGAGGCACCCAACATCGACTTCTTAGGGGGCGGTGATGGACACTAAGAAGTGTTGCAGATGTGCTGTGGTCAAGCCCATGTCTGACTACTATGCGTGTGGGGGTGCTTGTAAGCTGTGTACCGCCGCACGTAGCAGGGAAAGGTATGCGGTGCGACCGCCAGAGCAAGTCGAGAGAAAACGTAACAACTTAAAATCGTGGGCTCAAAGAAACAGGCCTCGGCTTAACGAACTCGCCGCTATCCAACGCGCTAAGCCACAGTTTAAAGAGTGGCGTGAAGACTACCGTGAACGAACCAAGGAACAACAAAAAGCGCGTATGCGGAAGTACTACGTTAAAAATCGTGAGCGAATAGTGGAGTATCAAGCTGAGTGGCAACGGGCTAATGTTGATAAATGCTGGGAGTATTATCAAAGGTACATGTCAAAGCCCGGAAACCGCGAGCGTGACAGGGCGCATGCTAAACGTGAACGTGACAATTTAACCGACGGGTATATTCGCACAATACTAAGCATGCGTACGCCTTTGAAATCGGAAGTCATACCTCAAGCTATGGTTGAAGCCAAGCGTGTTCAACTACAAATTACGAGGAGAATTAAAGATGTCGCAAACACCAGAAGCTAGAGTAAAGTTAAAGATTAGAAAGATACTTGATGAAGCAGGCGCGTACTACGCTATGCCCATCGGAACAGGATACGGAAACTCAGGGGTGCCTGACTTTCTTGTATGTGCTGGCGGCAAGTTCGTCGGCATCGAAGCGAAGGCGGGGAAGGGTAAGACCACCGCGCTACAAGAGTCCCATCTAAGCCGCATACGTGGCGCAGGGGGGGTAGCCGTTGTCATTAACGAAGACAACTTACACACTTTGAAGGAGGTATTATCATGAGCGAAGCAATGTCACAAGAAGAGTTAGAGCATCGAATTAGCAAGATGTCAGACGAGGAACAACACCACTTCAAGCTACTCATACACAAGCTGGTGATGTGTTATGGAGAAGGCAAAGCACAAGGCGTGGTCATTGTTGGCCGCGCTGAAGACAACATCGCAGGAGTCGTCACCCTAAACTGTGATGAGATGGAGGCGTCGCAACTCATGTTGGCGGCAAACGATTTTTTCGGCTTTCTAAACGTCCTCGACGCACCGCCAAAAGAAAACTTTAATTAAGGAGAAAGCAATGACAAGTAAAGAAATTTATAAACTGATTGAGGCCAACGGCCTGACCCTGCATGGTGACATTGAGCACTTTGCCGCCCTTGTTGCCGATCATGTGTACGCAAAGTATTTGGAAACACCTGAACCCAAACAAGCAGGTACGATTTCAATAACTACGCCTGTGCCCATTGGCTACCTTTGTGAGAACGCTGTGGGACACAAGTACTTTAGATGGAAGAAGCCGCCTAGCACATACAAACCAATTCCACTTTACACAAAGGAGAAGAACAGTTGACCAAACCATTCGACAAAATAATAACCATCGACTTTGAGACGTACTGGGACAGCAAAGAGTACACGCTCAGCAAGATGACAACCGAGGAGTACATACGACATGACCTATTTCACGCGTTTGGATGCTGCGTTCATGAGTTCGGAACTGACAGCCCAATTACTTGGGTTAGAGGAGAGGGACTACGTGAATACTTTTCTGGAATCGACTGGGGACGAACCGCTGTGCTTGCGCACAACGCACAGTTCGATGTATCCATTATGGAGTGGAGATACAACGCCCGACCATGTTTCATCTTCGACACCCTATCAATGGCGCGAGCTTTACGCGGTGTGGAAGTTGGTAACAGTCTTGCCAAGCTTGCCAACGACTTTGGACTTGCCCCAAAAGGTAACGCTGTTTACTCGACAAACGGATTGTCCGAACTTACCCCTGTTGTTGAGGAAGAACTTGCGAGCTACTGCAAACATGATGTGTATCTGTGCGAGGAAATTTTCAAACGACTTGTTGTTAACTACCCCGCAAAAGAGCTACGGCTCATCGACATGACGCTCAAGATGTACACGCGTCCGCTGTTACTACTAGACCAACCAATGTTAATCAAGGCCTTGGCCGAGGAAGGAAACGCTCGTGAACAACTATTACAGAGGCTCGGCGTGGAAGATGCTGAGTTGGCATCGAACCCAAAGTTTGCTGAACTACTTACGAAACTCGGAGTTGTTCCGCCAACCAAGACAAGCAAGACCACAGGCAAGACGACCCTCGCGCTTGCAAAGAACGACGCCCTTTTTCAAACGCTTCTCAATAGTGAACGTGAAGACGTTGCCCTACTTTGTCAAGCGCGTCTTAAGGTTAAATCAACCACTGAGCGTACCCGAGCGCAAAGGTTTCTCGACATTAGCAAACGGGGCGCTCTACCGGTGCCGCTCTCTTACTACGGCGCACAAACAGGGCGGTGGACGGCGGCCAAAGGCAGTGCCATTAACATGCAGAACCTCAAGCGAGGTTCGTTCCTCCGCAAAGCAATTATGGCTCCCGAAGGGTATCAGTTGGTCGTTGGGGACTTATCTCAGATTGAACCGCGAGTTCTCGCGTGGCTTTCGGATTACGAAGATATGCTCGACATCTTCAAAGGAGGTGGTGACCCTTACGCGGCTTTCGGGGCTCAGATGTTTAACATTCCGAACCTCACCAAAGAAACTCACCCAGACCTGCGCCAATCTGCGAAGTCTGCGTTACTTGGGTGCGGTTACGGCCTCGGTTGGGCGTCGTTTGCCTCTCAGCTACTCGTCGGTTTCCTCGGTGCACCACCAGTCAGGTACTCGAAAGACTTTGCAAAGAAGCTAGGCGTTGACTCTGAGTACGCACAGGCGTTTGTCAAGTGGGATGGCAACGATGAGAAGCTATTCGACATCCCGCACACATGTTCTACGCAAGAACTTCTCCATCACGTACTGGCGGCAAAGGCAATCATCGACACGTATAGGAGAACCGCGTACCCTGTTGTAGCGTTCTGGAGTCTCTGTGAAACAGCTTTACACAGGTCGCTTGTCAATGGTGAAGAACTGGTGTATAAATGCATTACGTTCCGCAAAGGCGAGATAGAATTGCCAAACGGAATGAAGTTGTTGTACCCTGATCTTCGCTATGAGAAGGACGACAAAGGTAGGAGCCAAGCTGTTTATGGGCCACACGCTACCAAGTTGTATGCAGGGAAGATAACGAACAACATCACGCAAGCTTTGGCTCGCATTGTGATGACGGATGGTATGTTGAGGGTAGCAAAGAAATACCCGATCGCAGGCACAGTGCATGATGAACTGATTGCTGTTGTACCTGACGATGAAGTGGTTGACGCTAAGACTTGGGTCTTGGCGCAAATGACTATGGAGCCGCCCTACATGAAGGGTATTCCATTGGACGCTGACGGTGGCGCACACCGTAGGTATGGGTTAGCAAAAAACTAGGAGAAGCAATGCAGATACCAAAGAAAATTACTGTGGGCAGGAAGACCTACGCGGTCATCAAAGTCAAGAAAGCAAAGACAAAGAACATCCTTGCCACAATTGACTATACACACGGCATCATATGGATGGCAACACACGACATGCAGGGCAACAAGCTTGGCAAAGAAGAAATGTCTGACACGTTCTGGCACGAGCTGACACACGCTGTGCTACATGACATGAACCACGATCTGTGTAGTGACGAGAAGTTTGTCAACGCTTTTGCCAACCGCCTGTCCCTTGCCGTGGACTCAGCCCAACTATGAAACAACCCGCATGGTCACACTCTTCCCTCAAAGACTACGAGGGATGCCAACGCCGATACCAAGAGGTCAAGGTCTTGAAGAACTACCCGTTCACCGAGACTGAGGCAACGCGCTACGGCAATCAGGTACATGAAGCCATTGAGTTTTACATCCGGGACGGAAAACCAATCCCTCCTGAGTACTCACAGTTTCAGCCTGTGGTGGACGCCATGCTTAAAAAGAATGGGCGCAAGCTTGCTGAGTATGAGATGGCGCTGACTGTCGACCTCAAGCCAACTGGTTGGAAAGACAAAGACGTATGGGTGCGCGGCATTGCTGACATTCTTGTCGTTGACGACGACAACCTTACGGCGTGGGTGGGCGACTGGAAAACTGGCAACAACAAGTATCCAGACAGAGATCAGCTAGTGCTCATGTCGCTCATGGTGTTTGCCCACTTCCCGCACATCCGCAAGGTCAACTCTGCGTTGCTGTTCATTGTCAAGAACGACATGGTCAAGATGTCGATGGCGCGAGAAGATGCCGACAAGCACTGGTGGGACTATCGTGAGCGTACAGCGCGGCTTGAAGCGAGCTTTGCCAACGATGTGTGGAACCCAAACCAAACGCCACTATGCGGTTGGTGCCCAGTAAAGACTTGCGAATTTAACAAAAAACACTAGGAGAAACAAATGGCCGTACATCCCGCAAACGAATTCACAATGACCCCATGCAAATGCCACATCTGCCATGGAGAAATTAGAGAAGACCAACCCGCCATCGAGCACTCAGACCACGGCGTGCTAACGCAAAGCAAAGACCCTCGCGTGGCAAATATTCACGACCACATTGAGGGTTATGTATCGTTGTGGTTTCACCCAGAATGTGCGACGATTATGGCGTTGCGCCTTGCACATGATGTGATGCGCATCAAAATGGACAAAGACCAACCCGCCC